GCGATGAACATGCTAGAAGTCATCATGGTACGCAGGGCTAACGAATATCTTTCCGCACAAGAAGCAGAGCGCAAAGCACAGCAACAAAGATAACGGAGCAACCAAACCGTGAATATTCTGGATACCTTCTTTTTCATGTTTGAGGCAGATGTTTCGAAGGTGAAAAAAGGCACTGAAGAAGGCGACGTATCACTGAAGAAGCTCAAAAAATCAGTGGATGACGTGGACCTGTCTGTCGATAAACTGGCATCGAACTTTGTGAATATGGCAAAGAATGCGGCTGGTGCGTTGGCGGGAGTACTCGCACTTGGCGCAATCAAGGCGCTGGTCAACGACACAGCAGCGGCGACCGCCGCAACCGCGTTGCAGGCCCGCGCAATGAACATGTCCGTTGAATCGATGTCGGCTTATCAGGCGGCAACAATTTCAATGGGTGGCACCGCTGACCAGGCAGCAGCAACGCTTGGCAAGTTGCGCGATGGTTTCGTAGAAGTCGCACGGTTTGGTACCGTCGGTGTCAGTCCGATGACCATGGCATTTCAGCAATTGGGCGCGTCGGCACAGGTGATGCGAGAATCGATCAAAGACCCGACGCTTGCATTGTCTGCTATCGCGGATAACTTCTCAAAGTTGAACCGTACGCAACAGATTTTCCTTGGTCAGAAGTTGGGTCTTGACCAGGGAACCATCATGCTACTGGCACAGGGGCGTCGTGCGTTTGACGAACTGATTGCCAAGGAACGTGAGCTACATGCGGTAACGCAGGAACAGGCCGACGCGTCGCTCAAATACACGATTGCTCAGAAGGAACTTAGCCTGTCATTTGAAGGGGTCAAACGTAGTATCGCACAGGAGCTACTACCGGCGTTCACATGGGTCGTGCAGGGTCTGGACAAAATGATTACGTGGATGTCTGAACACAAGGCCGTCGCAATCGCAACATTCGCCGCTATCGGGGCCGTGGTTGCTGCCGTGCTTGTTCCGCCGCTGGTTGTTGCCGCTGGTGCCTTGTGGGCGCTTATAGCACCTGTATTACTTGCTGCTGCGCCTTTTATCGCGCTTGGGCTGGCAATTGGACTTGTGGTTGACGACATTGAGAAGTTCCGCAACGGTCAGGAATCGTTGATTGGCGAAATTCTTGAGAAGTGGCCCGCGATTGGTCGTGTGGCCCGTGCCGTTGCTGAAATCGTCAAGATGTCATTCAGTCTCATCGTCGACAGTTTTAAATGGCTTGGTGGCATCATCAAGACTGACGGTATCGCGTTGTGGAACGGCTACAAGGACGCAGTATCGAACATGATTCAAGCACTGGTCAAAGAATTTCCAGTATTGGGCACCATTTTCAAAGGTGTTGCTGACGGTATGAAGTTCGAAATGGACGGTCTGGTAAAAATATGGCAATTCTTTTTAACGCTAGTAGATCAGTTGTGGGACAAGATCAAACACGCGCCTGGCAAAATCCTTGACTGGATTGGTAACGGTCTGTCTAAACTGACCGGTGGGCACTACGATAACGTTGAAAGTTCTGAATCGCGTCCTGCACCAGCCGCTATCGCACGCCTTGGTAACACCGGTACGGGACGGCAGATTGCGACGTCGTTGCAGGGTATGGGGTGGACACGTGAGCAGGCGGCGGGCATTGCCGGTTCATTCATGCAGGAATCGGGCGGTAAGGTCGATGCGCTCAACTCATCATCAGGCGCATACGGTTTGGGTCAATGGCTTGGCTCGCGCCGCGCCGACTTCGAAAAATGGTCAGGTCATCCGCTCGAAGGATCAAGCCTTGACGAACAGTTGCGTTTCTTCAATTACGAAGTAACGCAAGGTAAAGAGCAATCGGCCGGCAAACGTCTGCGCGCTGCAACGACCGCAGAGGAAGCGGCCGATATTCATTCCAAGTATTACGAACGTCCCGGTTCGGCAGAAGCCAACAACGCCCGGCGTGAAGCATACGCAGCACAGATTTATGCCGGGCAGGCGCAGGTAAACGCGGCCGATAGCAGTCCGCTCGCGCAACCCGGTGCAGGCGGTGCAACAACTAACGTTGGTGGTGCAAGGACAACACAGGTCACCGTGGGTGACATCAATGTACACGCTGCTGACAACCCACAAGCCACCGCAAAGGCCGTGCAAGATGCATTGAAGCAACACATCAATAACGCCGTTGATCAGCATACTGACGGCATCGCGGGGTAACCATGGGTTTCACGAATATCGTTGGTAACGCGCAGGGCACATTAGGTGCAATTAACAACATTGCTCAGAGCGTGTTGTCGCTATTTGGTGTGGACGTCGTTGGTATTTATGACAACGACACGTTTGAGCAATTGTTCCAGACTGCGCGGCCGATGAAAGCGAACATCAACCGTTCCGCAAAGATCATGGAACATCCGATTGAAACCGGGTCGGTTGTGCAGGACTTCATGATTATCCAACCGGTCGACATCGAACTATCCATGGTGCTTGCCAGCGATGGCGAATACCAAGCCGTGTATCAGTCGATTAAAGGCTATTTTCTGAGCGGCACGCAAGTATCGATTCAGACTAAAGCCGATGTGTTTCCTGACATGTTGATTCAGGCGATGCCGCACGAAGAAAGCGCCGACATGTTTGACGCCATCCCGCTTGCCATCAAATTGCGACAAATCCAGATGGTCACGGTTCAGTATCAGGCGCTCACGGCCAGTAATGTGCAACAGCCACAAGACCAGTCAACTGTACAGACCGGCGCGCAGCAACCGCAACAATCGGCGCTGTATCAGATCGGTAGTTTTTTAGGGGGTATCTTCAATTGATGCCGATTAACTTGCAGGCGATTCCGAATCAGGAACCGACCTTTACCGCAGACGGCCAGCAATACGACATCCGAGTCTGGTTCGATGGCGACGACATGATGTTCATGGATGTCACCGTAAATGGTGCCGTGGTTGCATCATCGTGCCCGTGTCTCGTTGGTCAAATGGTCATCCCTTACGAATACCTCGAAGGTGATGGCGGCAATTTCTTCTGGACAACTGCCAGCGGCGGCAACCCGAATTATGAGAATTTTGGTGCGGGCGACGTGCTGCTATACGCGAGCAACGCAGAAATGGTAACGGGCCGCGCGACGATTGCCGCGAACGCGCAAACAATCACACTTGCATCCAATCAGGCGGCATGATGTTTGACGATCGTATCGTAAAGCTGGTATTCACATGGGGTACTGAAAGCGCCACGATTGATACGTCAATGGGTGACCCCAAAGAGCCGCCGCTGATCGTTGCGACCGGTAGCAAGTTCGTTGACGTGACGCAGAACGAATGCTCGATTCAAATCGCCAACCTGTCACGGCAGTTGCGCAATTCACTGGCGACGAACCTGACACCATTCGACTATAACCAGGTGCGTAAGTCTGTACAGGTATGGGCGGGCCGCGTCAGTACCGGCATGTTCTTACGTTATCAGGGCGACATCGTTACGGCGGTGCCGTCACAACCGCCTGACATCATCATGAATATACGGTCGCGCACCATGCAGTTTTACAAGAATGATCTTGTCGCGCAATCGTATGGCATCACTGCACCGCTATCGCAGATATCGCAGAACATCGCGAATCAGATGGGACTCAATCTGCAATTCGAAGCGACCGACCGCAACATCGCAAACTATGCGTACAACGGCAGCACTGCAGGGCAGGTAACAAAGCTTCAGTCACTTGGTGCAGTAGATGCGTATGTCGATGACAACACGCTGGTGTGCAAGGATAAGGGCGTTGCGTTGACGAATACCGCATTCGTCTTGTCGCCTGATAGCGGAATGATTGGTCAGGTTGAATTGACCGAATATGGCATCCGTGTCAAATGCCTGTTATCGCCGGGCGTAAAGTTAGGTGGCATTCTGACGTTGCAGAGTGTGCAAAATCCGTCACTGAACGGCAATTACACTATCTATAGAACCGGCTTCGAAATCGCTACACGTGACGTTGCGTTTTACGACATCATTGAAGCAACGAAGTATCCACAAATGTTCTGGACTAACAGCCTGCCATCATGAGCACACCACTTATACCCGATAAACCACCATCCATTGATGGTGACCTTGGCGGCGCGCTATCGTACATTTTCCGCAAGCTGATGATGAAAACGGACGGCCAGTTGCCTGCCCGCATCATCAGTTATAACCGCGCCACAAACCGCGCGATGGTTCAACCACTCATCAGCATGATTAGCACCAGCGCGCAACGCGTTGGACGCGCGCCTATCGCCGCCGTGCCGGTACTTGCTATTGGTGGTGGTGGCCTGTTCATCAACTTTCCGCTTGGCCCTGGTGATCTTGGATGGATTGAAGCGAGCGACCGCGACATTTCGCTGTTCCTGCAAGGCGCACAAATGTCATCACCTAACGATGGTCGGATTCATTCGTTTGAGAACGGCCGGTTCATCCCCGATGTGTATGACCGATGGACATTTACGCTTGATGACGGGGCGCTCGTAATCAGCACGCTTGACGGTTCAACGCGCATTGTCATGTCAGAAGGTAAAATTAACCTGATTGGTGCTGATATCCAGATCAACGGCACGACGGTTGAAATCAACGCGTCTTCGTCAATCAGCATCAACA